AAGATATACCTAATGCTAAAGAACTTAATAAATATTTATTTAAAGAAATAAAGAAGTGGCGCAAAGCAGATCCTGAAGGAGAAAAGAAAACTAATTCTGGTTTTGGCTGGCACAGTAAAACAGATATGGATAAGAGAAAAGAATATCAACCACTTATAGATGAATTATTTAAAATGGCACAAGAATGTAATATGGATTTTGGTATTAGTGGTAAACTAGGACTTGGTAATATGTGGGCTAACATCAATCCAACCTATAGCTATAACAAAACACATACACATCCTAACTCTATGTGGTCAGGTGTGTATTATATTAAAGTGCCTAAGAACTCAGGCAAATTATTTTTAGAAGATCCTAGACCAGGACCCAATACATATATGCCTCGAAGAGTAGAGAATTTACCCGAACAATTATGGAGAGTCTGTGCTTACGAACCTGTTGAAGGACGTATGATCTTTTTTCCATCTTGGCTTCCCCATGGTGTTGATATAAATATGAATACAGACAAAGGTGAAAAGAACTGGAGAATATCTGTATCTTATAATTTTATACAAGTATGAGTTTTAAGAAAAATAAATATCAAGTTATACGTGGTGCTATATCCAAAGAGATAGCAGACATAGCCTATAGGTATTTACAAATATCAGCAGAAGCAGATCATTGGATGTTAAACAATGGTGTGACTCATGCCGGTAACAAACTTGTAGGTAATTTTAATGACGTACAAGTTCCAAACTCTTATGCTAAATATGGTGATAGACTAATGGAGACATTACTAGTTAAAACTATAGCTGTGATGCAAAAGAAGACAGGATTAAAATTGGTACCAACATACTCATACACAAGACTTTATAGAAAAGGTAATATCTTACAGAGACACAAAGATAGACCTAGCTGCGAAATATCTACCACACTAAACCTAGGTGGAGATAGTTGGCCTATATTTATCGATCCTACGGGGTCTGACAACGTCATAGACGAGTATAAAGGCATACATAAGCCTGGAGCACCTAAAGGTATAAAAGTGGACTTAAAACCAGGAGATATGCTTATTTACTCTGGATGCGAGTTAGAACACTGGAGAGAGCCTTTTGAAGGCCAATTATGTGGTCAAGTATTCTTACATTATAATCATGCAGATGGAAGGTTTGCAAAGTCCAATTTGTATGATAAAAGACCTATGCTAGGAATAGTCAAATAACGTTGAACATCAACGCAATCTAATATAATCTGGAGATCTATGTTACAAAAGATAGGGTTTCAACCTGGTATAAATAAACAAATTACAGCTACAGCTGCAGAAGGTCAGTGGATAGATTGTGATAATGTTCGTTTTAGATATTCCACACCTGAGAAGATAGGGGGTTGGAAACAATTAGGAGCTGACAATGTTACAGGTGCAGCTAGAGAACTACATCAATTTACTAATAGCCAAGGTAGAAAGTATTCTATCATAGGAACAAACAGAATTTTATACGCATACTCAGGTGGTGTGTTTTATGATATACATCCTTTAGTTGATCCTGATGGATCAACTCTTACAAATGCTTTTACAACCATTAACGGATCAGCAACGGTTACTATAAATTTTTCTGGTGATCATGGTATTCAAGCTGGTGATATAGTTTTATTAGATAACTTTACAACAATTACAGATTCAAACTTTAGCGCATCTGACTTTGACGACATAAGATTTATGGCAACTACAGTGCCATCATCAAATAAAATTACAATTACAATGCCATCAGCAGAAACAGGAACTGGTGCTTCTTCTGCATCAGGAGGTATTAGGGTTAAAAAGTATTATCATGTAGGTCCTGACGTTCAAGAAGAAGGAGACGGTTGGTCTCTAGGATCTTGGGGTGGAGTAGAAGTAGGAGCTTTTACTACAGTTTTATCTGCTGATATAAATGCAGTTACAACAACAATAACATTAAATGATGCTTCTCAGTTTCCATCATCAGGGAACAGTTTTATTCAAATAGGAACAGAGGAAATACAATACACAGGAATCTCAGGTAATACTTTAACAGGTGTAACAAGAGGCGTAAGAAATACCACGGCAGCATTACACTCAGCCGGAGCCACAGTTACAAATACATCCGGTTTCGTAGCGTGGGATCAGCAAGCATCTGGAGACTTAACCGTAGACCCTGGTATGTGGTCCATAGATAACTTTGGTGATAAAGCTATTTGTTTAATTGTAGATGGTGAAGTGTTTGAATGGAATTCAGTAGCTACTAATGCTACATCAAACAGAGCAACTAAAATTTTAAACGCACCTACAGCATCAAGACACATGCTCGTATCCACACCAGATAGACACTTAGTGTTTTACGGAACAGAGACAACTATTGGTGATAAAACTACACAAGACAACATGTTTATAAGATTCTCGGACCAAGAAGATATTAATACTTATACACCTACAGCAACCAATACAGCCGGTACACAGAGACTGGCCGACGGATCACGGATCATGGGAGCTATTAGAGGTAGAGATGCAATCTATGTATACACAGATACAGCTTTGTTCTTACAAAGATTTGTTGGTCAACCTTTTACATTTGCTTTTGTACAAGCAGGAACTAACTGTGGACTAGCAGGTAAGAATGCAGTTGTTGAAGTAGATGGTGCAGCATACTGGTTTTCAGAAAATGGTTTCTTTAGATACGCTGGTGCACTTGAAACATTACCATGTTTAGTAGAAGACTTTGTATACGATGACATAAACTTGGACCACGGTAATCAAATGATTACAGCAGGACTCAATAATTTGTTTGGTGAGATTATGTGGTTTTACCCAACAGCAAACTCTGCAGTTGTAAATAAAATGGTTTGTTACAATTATCAAGACTCGTCACCGACAAGACCAATATGGACTGTAGGTTCTTTAGCTAGAACATCATGGGCAGACTCTGCAGTATTTGGTAATCCACATGCATTAGAGTATGATGCTGACGGTGCTGAAGGAGCTACTTCATCTACATATGTGCAAGGTAATACAGATGGTATATCAACATACTATCAACACGAAACAGGAACAGACCAAGTTAAAGGCGGTTCAGTTACAGCGATTACAGCTAACATTACATCTGGAGACTTTGATATTACACAAAGAGTTATCAGAGGCGCACAAACTAACATAGCAGATCTTAGAGGAGATGGAGAATTTTTAATGAAGGTAAGAAGATTTATACCAGACTTTGTATCTCAAACAGGATCTACTAGAGTAACATTAAATTTAAAAAACTTTCCTAATGATACAGCTGCAAGCTCATCACTTGGACCTTTTGATATTACATCAAGCACACAAAAGGTAGATACACGAGCAAGGGCTAGAGCTATTGCTCTTAAGGTAGAGAATACTAGCACAGCACAAGACTGGAAGTTAGGTACATTTAGATTAGACATACAAGCAGACGGTAGAAGATAATGGCAAAGATAGTACAAGTATTAACAAGACCCAGTGAAGAGTATAAGCAATCTGTAGCTGACGCACAGGTTAGAGATCTTGACGGTGTAATACAAAAATTAAATACAACGTATCAACAAGAATTAAAGGATGAAGTAGAGGCACAAAACTTCTTTATTAATTAATGGCAAATAGTTTTATAAACGCAAAAGCAGATTTAACAACAACAAATCTTACAACACTGTATACAGTGCCGTCATTTAAAACGTCTGTGATAAAATCAATTTTAGTATCAGAAGACTATGGATCAGGAGCTAATATAACAGTGACGTTAGTGGACGCATCGTCAAACATATTTAGTTTATTTAAAACAAAAGCCATAGCTTCAAATGCTACAACAGAGCTGTTAACACAACCTCTTGTCATGGAGGCAGGTGAGGCTTTAAAAGTCCAAGCTAGCGATGCAAATGAATTGCATGTGATAGCTTCTATATTAGAAATAGAACCAAGAGAGGTAGTAACGTAATGCAAACATTAAAGCCGGAAAAGATAATAACAACAATATCTAACTTAAAAACAGGTGAGGTATATGAGTCAGAAGAGGATTGGAAAGCAAAAGGCGTACCAGAAGCAGAGATTAGAAGAGATATTAAAGTAATAATGCCTTCGCTTGATTTACTAGGAAAACTAAAGTAGTGTGAAAAAATGTCAATAATTAGATCAAATATAGCCAGACAATTACTAGCCGAAGGTGGAGCACCTAGAAAACCATTTGCAAGAGGTGGTAGAGAGGATGCTGAATCTCAATACGGATCAGGTAGTGTCGACTCTTATTCTTATTCAGAGCCTACATCTGTTTCTGGTGGAGATTATGAAGACGATGTAGCTAGAATGGAAGCTTCCATGAATATTAATCAACCACCGGGTAGTTTAAGTGATGAAGATGCAAAAGCATTATCATATGTAAATTTTAATAGACCAACAAGAACGCCAGATAGGTTTACATTCGGTATACCTGAGGGTTTTAGTCCTTTTCCTATTTTAACCGGTATTACAAAAGGTATACAAGG